TTTGTAGTAAATGATCCTCCGTTTGATACAAATAATGGTACAGACGTGCTACCAGCCGCAGCACTAGTAGTTAACCCACCCTTGCCACGGAAAGACGCCCCACCCGTATCAGTATCCGACCCATAGAAGATACTAAGGGCACTAGTTTTTCTACTAAAGACAGCAGCGACGGTTGGAGAGTTACTACCTAATGTGAATATTGGGTGGCTTCCATCGAGAGCTAAATTACCATCCGTAATTGAAACACCAGAAGAAAGACCTAGTGTTGCGTTACTACTGAAAAAACTATCGGCGCGTAATCCAGTCGCTAGAATGTTAGTAATATTTAAAACGCCAGTTGGAAAAATGTTACTTGGCTGAATATTAATGATACCTGATCCATTCCCGTTTGGCGTAAGGTAGTCAATGTTATTACTAGCAGCACTAACAACTCCATTAGCCGCTTTTAATAAACCACTAGTGTTAGATACCTTAATGCCACTAACAACAATCCTATTATTAGGAGCATCATATGTTACTGTAGTCGCAGCTAAACCAGTGTTTCCGTAAATAGGAATGACGCCAGATGGACCAGAAACCGCTGTCGCTCCAGAGGTATTTATAGAATTGATTGCGTCGTGAATATCCCTGAGTGCCCCAGCTGTAATATCAGCTTGGCAAATATCATTAACTGCCAGATCAATATCAGAAGTACCCTCAAGTACCCCTGTAATATTTAATGTAGTAGCCCCACTGCTTCCAATCGCATAAATTACCACCGCACTATCTGATTGGCGAACGCAAGTCACTCTTATGGGGAATCCACCGGACCCAAAAACACTAATAGGATTAACATGTAAAACGCCATCCCCATTAATATGTGGTATGGTGATAACAGAACTTGCATTATTTACTGTATTATAAAAACTCATGCTTTATTCCTTAATTATTACCAATAACGTACCACTTGGAAACTCCATCAGATTGAATAGTTACATATTTATTCTGAGAATTTAATATATATGCACCAACACCATCGATAGTATCGACACCAGAAGCAGTTACAGTAATAGCTCCAGACCCACCAATATTTTTCATTACAAAAACTCGACCGGGTATTACGCTACTTGCTGGTAGCAGTATCACCGGAAAATTACCACTACCAAGAACAGTGCTATCGATATTAGTAATAGTGTAATTAGATGTCTTGATACTTGAAATTGCTGAGGCGAAACCAGTAGCAACCTGTTCGTAATCTTTTGTAGTCTTAGCAATAGCAACGTTGCTGCTGTTTTGCCATTCAGTAAGATTGGCGGATTGGTTAGCCACCGACTTAATAACCACCCCCTTATTATTAGCGGCGGCAACATCTACATATAACCTACCATTAACCGTAGCCCCAGTATTAACCCGATTAGGCGCAATCCTTACCCCATAAGCAATATTAGTAATTAGCGTAATATCAGCATAACCCGTAGATAAATCATTTGTCTCAAGAGAAATTCCATTAGTAGATGATTTAATGTACGGGAAATTACTGGTGTTTACACCATTCTCAACATAGGTTGAACTAGTCCCAGCCCTAATCGCGAAGATTCCCGCCCTACCTGGGACGTTTACAACCGATGCGCCCGTCGTTCCTGTGTTATCCTGCCATTCCTGAACGGAAATAAGTGTATTTTGTGTTGCTGTACCTACATCGGCTACAGAGGCAATATCAGTCGTAGTTTTACTAAAGGTAAATGTTGTCGAGGTCGGCGTACTCGAAATCGTGTAAGTTCCGTTCAAAACAGAATTCGTAAGATTAGTGATGATGATCGAATTTCCAGCTACGAAATTATGAGCCGATGATGTTGTAATTGTAGCAACATTTGTCGTTACGGCAACATTCGAGATGGTTGCAACGATACCAACCGCTCTTACAATTAGAGCTTTAGTCGCTGATGAATTAGAAGTAATATGAAGTTGAGCAGCGGGAATTGGCGAGTTAATACCAACTCTACCAGTTGAACCATTTGAGTTTAATTGAATTGTGGAAGCGTCAATTTTAATCGGTGTACTATAGCTACTAGTAACTATTTCGCCTTCGTTTGAACTATTCGCCCGAAAGAAAAATGCGTCGCCAATACCATTAGCGAACTGAAACCCAAGGTATGAACCATTCGCTATACTGATCTTAGAAGTTGGCGGGAAAATAGTGGTACCTAAACCTATTTTTCCATTTATATATACTAAACTAGCATCATCTGTTAATAAACCACCTGCTGTTAAAAAGGGGATTCTTCCACTCGCACCAGTGTAACTAAATCCACCACTAGCCACAACTAAACCTGTAAAAACTTTAGGGCCACTAATGGACTCAGAAATATTACCAAACTTATGGATAACTCCAGAATCATCAGCTTTATTGTTAACCGCACTATGAATATCGCTAATTGTTCCCGCTGTCAGATGAGCTTGACAAATATCATTAGCGTGTAAATCAATATCAGAAGTTCCCTCTAGAACCCCATTGATACGCAAAACGTCCAAGCCACTATTCTGGACACTATAAATCACAAAAGCATTATCTGATTGACGAGTACAAGTCACCCTTAATGGAAAACCCGACCCAAAAACAGAGATTGGGCTAACGTGTAAAATACCATCTCCCGACGAGTGGGGTAGAGTTATAGTTGCGGTAGCATTATTAATTACATTAAAAAACGCCATAGTTTACCCTCACACTAAAGGAAGATTGCCTAGTACCTTAAATTTAGTAATATCAGTATGTTGTTCGTTTGAATCGTAAATCAAATAAACCTGATATCTCCAAGAACCAGCCTGATTTAAATCTGTATTTGATGTTCTATAAATAACAACACCATCAGAACCATCGGTCAAAAAAGATCCTTCTACTGTTAGCAAAGATCCGTCTGGCCTCTGGAATAGAAAATTATTAGTGGTCGCACTCGATAAATCTACTGTTGCATCATCCTGGTCTTTTATGGTTGACTCAAACTGAACTATATCACCCACATGAATTTCACTAGACATATTTAATCTCCTCAGACTTATTCTTGATATAATTAATGTTAGTTAGTTGTTGTTTAACATAATTAACATCTGAAGATAAGGTGGTGATATAATTATTACTAACAACCCTTAACTCTATTGGTAACCCTAATGAAGTTAAAAAAGTACCAAATGTTACTGGAGTGGAAAGACCGCTCGCAGAGGAAAAGGTGGGGGTGGCGTTGAAAACATCAGTATTAAAATCATTAGTGTTCATATTGAGAAAATCTTATTGGGGCCACTATCAAAAGTGATATATATATTTGCGCCCGTACTAATTACCGGCAAACCGGACGCCGTATCTATCAACATAATCAGCGGGCTTGTGGTGGTGTCGCCCGTATCTTTATATAAAAGAACGTAATAAATATTTTGGCCGGACCCCACAAAGTTAAATGTCAAGTTATCCGCATCAGCCGCCCCACCAACCACACTTTTCCCTGCTAACTCTCTTCTGTGCTGAAGGCCGGGAACAAGTCCACTAACGTCAGATAGGTATTTATGAGCATTGAAATCTGGGATATAACTTACATTAACAAGCGTAGCTTTAATTGTATCGTTAAGCCAATCTATTCCTGATGTTAAAAACAGTTCTTTAGCGTTTGTATACATTGTATTTGCCATAACTAATCTCCATTAAACACCACTTAGTTCTAAATACATATACACAAAAAAGCCCGCTAGACACTCCAAAGAAGTATCTAGCGGACTTATTAAAAATTTACCTAAGCCGAACTTAGTAGCTGAGCAATAGAACTCGTCTGTTGTCGGCCGCGAGCCATCCAAACTCACCCCATCCGTAAAGCCCTGTTCTACGCTGCCTGTGCATAAGAGCATCCTCGAAAATCTCAACATCCTGTCGAACCGGCATAACGAAGCTGTCAGTATGCTCAAGGTCAAGACCGACTGCCAACTCAAGGTCGCCAGTTGCCACAGCGCCACCAAGCTGATTAGTGAAGAAGTTTTGATACTCCTGCCCTTCACCAAGCTCGAAAATGTCGTGAAGGTTAACGCTGAAGATTCGTAGGAACTTGTTGTCTTCGGAAACGAAAATCTCTCGGCGAGTAAATTCGTCAACAATATCAACACCCCAGTTACGAATACCTTCAATACCTTCTGGAGACATGTAAAGGTCGGTAAGCTTAGCTTTGTTATTAGAAGCGCTATTACCACCACCGTTACGGGTCATAATGGTCTTAGCAAGGCTAATTACACGCTTTGTGAACTGCCCCGAACCAGCATCCGAATCGAAGACGACAATGTTACGGTCAACACCAGCGGCAAGTAGGGTGTGCCATCCGTCATCGTTCATTTTCTTCGTAAACTGAGCTTCAAGGACTGCCATGGCACGGTTTGCGATATCCCAACGAGCGTCACGACTGTACTTTAGAAGCCAGTCAATAGATGCCCCGATATCGTAGGTCGGGACCGAGACATAATCACCTTCAATATGCTTTTCAGGAATACGACCAGCATTAGGAATTGTATATGCTACATAATCCTTCTGGGTTCCTGGGGCAAGGAAGTCAAGTGGGAACTCAATAGCCTGGCCGGGTTTAAAATCGATCCGTTCAAAGATATCAGTGACGATATCACCACTCATCAAAGATTTACGAAGAGGAAGCTCAAGTGCTTTAGCTAACTCATGTGTTGCTGGTAAGGCAATTGAGGGATCGTTATCGCCTGCGGTGGCGAGAAGTACTTCCTGATCCTCTGTTGCGAAAATAGTTTCACGACTCATTTTTCAACTCCTTAAGCTAGGTCCACATTTAGTTTAGCATAACCATCTTCATCTTTGGCTGAACCGAACCAGCCGACATAAGGACGAAGGGCGAGATTTGGCGAGGCAGAGTAGTTAGAGGCGGTTGTATTAACAACGTTGATTGGCATAACATTACCAGAACTAGTTAAGTAAGCATTGTCGCTTACAGCAGGGGTGCCGATGATGTTATTAGTAACAACGAAGCCAATCTGAAGAATACGAACCTTTCCGCCTAACTGAACTTCATCTCTATGGAAATTAATATGTTGGCGAGTGAGGTCATAATTAACCATATCACCCATTAGAACGCCAACTGGTCTTGCTCCACTTGAACTGGCCGCATAAGTAACTAGAGCAGAAGCCTGGTCCATTGCAGCGCCCGAACCAACTGTGCTTAGGACTACAACGCCACCCCTAGTAGCAACTTCATTCATGAAGTAAGAAATATCTGTTTTTAATTCGTAACGATCACCTTTAAGACTCATATCTTATTCTCCTATTTATTACCTTATTATCGCTTGCGTGATTTTTGGTTTTTAAGACTTTTGCCGATAAACTCAGAAAGAGCGGCTCTGGAAACTTCGGCATCGGCAACAACATTCGCAGCAGCAGCAGCGCCAGAATTACCTTCAACACCAGAATTAACAGCAGCAGCGGCAGTACCTAGATTGTCAGTTGTGGTTGCGGTCCCACCAGCATTAACCTTCTGAGCACCACTGTCGTCACCAGGCTTAATCTCAGCGACTTTCTTAACTGTGTCTGGCTTATCGAGTGAACCGCTACCAGCCTTAGCCTTCTGAACAAGAGCTAGAGCCTTATCGAAAGTCTTTTCGTCGGCGTCGGCCCAATCAAGTAGAAAAGCAGTCGCCTCTTCTTCGGTTAGACCAGCCTTGGATGTCTTGCCGGCCTTTTTGAATTCATCAATAGTCTTTTTCATAGCGTCGTTATCAGACTTAGCAACAGTGAGTTCTTTACGAACTTCCTCTAATTCGGCCTCAGCCTTTGCAGTCTTATCTTCGGCAACCTTGGTCTTTTTCTTCTCTTCATCAACCGCAGCGACTAATGAATTAACTTTATCTTCACTTGCCTTCGCGGCCTGAGTCTGACTATCTTTAAGTTCCTTGGCTAATGCAGCCTTCTCGGCTTGTAGAAGTTCGAGAGCTTTAGAAAGTTCAGATACGGTTTTTTCTGTGTCTGCCATATTTAACTCCTCGTTATTGTTCAGGTTATCAACCTCTGATGAATTTATATACCCCAAATTTGCAAAAGTGGATTTAAAACTTGCTACATTATTAAAAATAATACTTTCTGGATTAGCAGGCTTCTCAACGAGACCCTTTCCAGAGAACACTAAATTTGAAATAACGCGACCAATTTTATCCCCTTTATACTTACCTGTACCACCGTAAGCTCTAAGGTGTTTTGTAAGGAAAGCGCTCTCTTCGTCACGAGCAACAATTCTACAATCACCTTTAGCATCATAGAAACCATAATTAAATCCACGGAATAAACATTCCATAGAAACAAACCATTTATCTTCACCAATTTCTGCAATAATCTTTTCAATACGTTCTGCCTGATCTTTATCAGCCCAAGCCTTATAAATAACAGCACTTGTTAGGATGTGGAATTTATCAGGAACATCATCTAAAACAGAATCATCGGCGATAGCAGTGTAATCACAATCAACAGCACAATTACTGGTAATATGACCAATGATATCCAACTGGTTATGTCCATAATTAAAAGGCTTATCTTCGGGTGTGTGTCGAGCCGCCCAAGTAGGTTCTTTAACGAAAATGTCATCATTTAAATTCCAACCAGTCGTAACTAGGATAGTGTCTAAATAGAACAGATCCATCTGACCTTTATTAGCCGCCGCAGTCGTTTTATCGTAAATACTCTGAATAATTTCCTGCTTAGCCTTTTCGACAGCCTTAGCAGGAGAGGTATAAGCAATAGAAGCGTTGGACCGAACTAAATGATCAATCCCATCCTTTTTCTCAGCGGCAAAAATAGGAATTTCCCACATGTTACTTACCTCGTTTACTTAGGATATATTTATTAGTGTCAGACTTGGCGCGTTCGATAATTTCTTTAGTAAGACTAGCCTTAACTTTTTTCACAACCTCTTTAGCAACCGCCGCACCACTTAACACAATCTCAACCTTACCATCAGCTTTGATAGACGCCGTAGCCGAACAGTAATTTACATATGAGGAAAAATCATCATCGTTGGTCGCATTATTCGCAGAGATATTCCAAGAGACCTTTGGTTTATTCTTCGTGTAATAATCGTTATACATATAAGCTGATGCAGAGGTGACCTCGTTAACATCTTTGCCATCAATACTTGCCCTCAGAGTATTCTCTTCAGTATCAATCGTTATCGTCACTATCGCCATCGAATTCTCCTTTATACATAGCGTAAACAAAACATTGAATCTTGCGCATCTCGTCAAGAGTAGGACTGTCGCCCCGTCGCGCCTTAATTTCTTCAATAAATTTTCCGACAATCTCATCTGTATCATTATACACAGAAAGAGGATTTTGAACCAAACTATAAATATATTCCTCATCGATATCAGAGTAAGCAGAGGAATTAAGTAATAGGGTGAATTTAAAATCTTCCAACTCTTGTTGCTCGTCTGCCGTTAATTGTCTTAGGTCGGGCTTATTAAACTTATCTAGATAAAATGGGTTGACGACCTCTGCAATTGCCTTTTGAGCTTCCTGCGCCCAAATGGTCATATTCACAAATTCCTCGCTCGCCTTAGCCACCCTCTTCTTCCTCTGCTTACTATCTTTAGATGTTTTTGGACGACCTTCACCGGATACACCTTGCTTTTTCTTAATCTCCAACTGCATTTGCTGCTGCTCCTGTTGGACTTCAAGAGCGGTTTTTTCCCCAGGTGCCCTTTCCTCTAACGTAAGCCCAACCTCGCTAGGAGTGACCCCACCCCTTTGAGCAAAAATCTTTTCGAGAGATAGATCAGGTTGCGCGTCATGGTAAGGAGAAACCTTTGGTGGGTCCAACTTCTTTTCGCGTCTAGTAAATTCTTTGCCCAAACGTCTTGCTTCAACTTCAGGCTCAACGCCCCATCTTTCCTGAAAAGTCTCATCGGAAACAAGACCCCTATCAACCGCCTGAATCCACAATGCCTTCTCAGCCATCTCGTCACCAAGGTTAGGAACATCAAATATAACAGTCGGTGGTTGTTTAAATTTCATTGCTAGTTGGACCATCTTGGCTTCGTAGTCCCAGAATTGCTTAAGGTTATTGCGACCGTACTTTAGTCGTTCAGTAAGGGTTTTTAATGAAATGAAATTTTGATTGAACCCACCCCCACCAGAACTCGCCCCTGTCATTGTTGGGGGCACGCCCAATCCCGCATAAATACTCGCTAGACAAACTTCATACTTTGGGCTACCTAAAAACTTTTGAATTTCTGTAGATGTTTCATCTAATTCAAGGTCTGGTCCCCAAATTAAATCCATACTTCCGCCACCCACATTATTTAGAAGTAGGTCGGATAGCTTCGCAATAGCTGCGTCAGTGGGTAAAATCTGATGTTCAAGTGAACCCAACTTCCAAATACGAATGTGACTGATGGCACCATCAAGGGCGGCAAGGTCGGCAAGCTTCATTTTCTCTAGAGTAATTAGATCATCTAGAATTGCATATGTCATAGGATTGGCCCAAACCTGCCAATCATCCTTTTTGTAGTGATAAACAATTAAATCATCGTCACTGATTGGGATTTTTTTACCGCCAGCCTTAACCTTATTAACAATATCAGTAGGAAGACTATTAACCATGCCTAGTTCATACTCATCCTTTGGATTATTAATAATATTAACAAGTCGAGGATTAACGTTAATTACATAGTAGTATTTACCAGTAAAAGCGGTTAATTCCTGACCCATTGCATCTACACTCATTGGATTTAAGAATGTATAACGTAACGGAACCTCCCTATATTTTACATCATTAAAATCATCCTCATACTCTAGGTGCTCTTGACCCACAGCACGCTTAAATTCTTGGACTTGCTTTTCCTTAAGTTTCCCACGAGACCTTTTTACGAGTACGTTACCGGCCCGATAGAATAAATTGAGAAATCTTTCGGAGCGGTCCAAACCATTAACTCTCTTAAACCACTCGTTATAAAAGTTTTCAATCTGTTTGTTGGGGTGTGAGAACCTAATTCCTTGTACGGCAAAATCAGCCATGGTATCAATAATATTTCGCACAATACCAATTTTATCATATGCCGACATACAAGCAGAAATGATTTGCTTCTGCATACGAGGCACAGCTTCGGCGGGTCGGAAAAACTCATAATCTAACCGGCTAAAGCCACCCCTAACAGATGCGTTCCTATCTATACCTTTAAATTGATTAGATAGAGAAGCAACTGATCTGGTGATTGGCTCAATCTTATCTATCGCCTTACCGTAAGCAGAGAAAGCAGCGGTGGAGTCGGCCCCGTTGGCATAACTAACAAAAGCTTCTGTGTTTTGCTCGTGACTCACCGTATTTAAAACACTTGGCATTCTTCTCTCCCATAATTAGACATAATTAAATCGGTAATATAATTGATAATATAACTAGCTTATACACCATTACCACCCCTAACTATAGAGTTACCGTATCCGCCACTTCCGAGTTTGTTGGTGAACCATGCGGGGCCATTGTAGAGACGAGTATTTTTGGGTTTTTCAACTGCGCCAACGAATCCACCAACCGACACATAAGCAGGTTTTTCGACAAAGTGATTGAGGGCGCGACCTGCGGCATTTGCCATCAAGAGAGCCGAATACCTATCTTTGCGTTCCCGACCCTTTTTAGACCCAGATATTTTTTTCTCTGGTGTGTCGAAATGTTCCCGCCCTGTTGGAGTCTGAGTTACAACAATAGTGGCCAATTCATCCTTCAACTCCTCAATTTCCATTACACAATCTTCTAGGGTATCATAAACACGCTTTGCCCTCTCATCACTTTCTGCTGCTAAACTAATTTGCATGGGGTCAAAGTAGGGGAAAAGGAGGTTTTTATGCTCAAAATCCATCTTCATATTATGATTTGCCGCTGTAGTCCACTCTTGTCGTGCTGGCTGAACCAATTCAACAATATGTAACCCAACCTCGTTATCACATTCTCTTTCCTTTTTATCCGATAGAACGTGATCAGGAGTAATAAGAAGAAGTGGTTGCTCTCCAGGCTCCAAGCTAGATAGGTCTCTGAATGCCTCCATCACAGCACCACCACCACCCTGAGCATCCATAGCAATGTGGGCGCATGGGAAAACCTTCATAAGAGAGCGCACCTTTCTATTAATATAACCATAGAAAGTATTTTCTCGGACGATACCAGCCCTCATCTTCGCCCTATGATCTTCCTTGTCAGTGGTCCAACAATAAACAACTCTACAATGGTCGCCCGCCAACTCTAGAATAACGATGCTGAATTTATCCGCCTCAGCCGCCGGGTCAATCCCATAAACATATCGTGACATTGGTAGACCTGTAACTGTTGCTTTAAACTTAACAAGCCCACTAGGCTTCTCGATAGGCTCTTTAGTTACACATGATTCAATAAGAGACCTTTTGAAGAATCCATTTGAATCGTTGGCAAAAACAGCACCGAACTCCATCATATAATTGGTACTATGCGTGGTTGCTTTTGAACGCGAAATCTGCTTTTCATCCATCATA